ATGATTCGCTTCAATGTGCAGTATTCCACGGAATTCACGTCAAACGACGACGGCACCGTTACCTCTACCTACTGGTCCTATTCACTTGGAAGACCGGAGACCGCATGGGGAGTTGCTAAAGAAGGGACAGACACCGTCTTTCGGGTAGGAGATGAGCTCGAAATTCTCTTTCCTGACAGTCCAACGGGGCCAGGAATAACTATCGAATATCTGGGCACGTCGGGCGGAAATGTATATGCTATAATAACCGCAACCGAATACAACGTTATCGGAGAGGTCGGAACGATTATATCACTTGGTCCCGTCTCGTTCGCGCCTGGCGTTACAATCGAGTTTTCCGAAGTTGGTTTTAATACCAAGACTGGACAAGCCGTCTGCTTTACACGCGGCACGTTGATTGCCACCCCTACAGGTTATCGCACAATCGAAGATCTCCGCGCGGGTGATATGGTCCTTACGACCGATCATGGCCCCCAGCCCATCAGATGGGTCGGCGCAATGAGAGCTGCTTTGGGGACGAAGACTGATAACATGCGCCCGATCTGCATCACGGCTGGCGCGCTGGGGGACAATCTACCCGCCCAAGACCTGCGCGTCTCGCCGCAGCACCGCATGCTTGTGCGTTCGAAAATCGCCGAGCGTATGTTTGGCGGCGAAGTGCTGGTGCCCGCAGTCAAGCTGACGGCCCTGCCCGGCATTTACGTCGATGAAGCCGCCGCGAGCGTCGAATATTTCCACATCCTATTTGACCAGCACGAAATCGTCTTCGCCAATGGCGCTGAAAGTGAAAGCCTTCACACCGGCCCGATTGCCCTCGCCAGCCTTCCAGCAGCGTCGCGCGCCGAAATCTTTGCGATATTCCCCGAGCTGGAGGAAATCGGCGCAGAGCGAGAGCTGGCCCGCGCAGTACCGTCAGGTCGCGCTATCAAGACCTTGATTGAACGCCATGCAACCAACGACAAGTCGATCCAAGCCTCGGCGTAATGCAATCATAGTGAAGGGCGTCACTTCCGCCACGCCTTCCACAACTCGATGGCCTGCTTAGGGTCGTTCACCGCGATCAGCAGCCAGCGCATGACGCCCTCTGCCGTCAGGGTGACGATCGCGACCGCCACAGGCTGGGGCACGTCCGTCAAGGCGGACACCCACTCCGTGGCGCCCCATGCCGCCAGCACAGCCACCACAATCGTCGTGATGACCTGCCACGGGCCAAGCTGCGCTCACTGGTGCGCACTTTCACAATCAGCGCGACGGCCACGCCGCCCCAGAACTCGGGACTGCGCAGCGGGGATGGATCAGACATAGCGCCTCCTGCGCATAAAAAAAGCCCGCACGAGGCGGGTATGATATCAAGTACGACCATGTCTGGCGGCAAGCCACGTGGCATCGTGCAGGTGGCAACCGCGCGTCAACCAGTTGGGCCATTTCGCGTAGTCCTGCGGCTCGACATTGCGCACCTCGCACCGGCAGCCTTGGGCCTGCGCCTTGGTGCTGCGGGGGGCTGGGACGTTTTCAAGGTTCATCGTTTTTACCCCACACAGCGTCGATTGTGTCGTGAATCGGGCAGCCCTCGATCAGCCACTCCGGCCAACGGCGGTTATCAGAGGTGGTTCCGGAAATCTGAACATCTGGGATAAGTGGTTTTTCCGCGCAACAGCGGCATGATGCTGCGAGCGAGGAGAAGACCATGGGCATCGAGGCGCTTTAACGCCGGCCGAACACCTTGAAGCCGGCGCCGGGGCACAAGAGCTACCCCTATCTGCTCAGGAAGCTGCCCATCACCCGGCCCAATCAGGTCTGGACAATGGATGGAACCTACATTCCGATGGCGCGTGGGTTCATCTACCTCGCGCCCGTGCTGGACTGGCTCACACGGCGCGTCCTGGCATGACGGGCGTCGATCACGCTGGAGGCCGATTTTTGCATAGAAGCTGTGGAAGAGGCGCTGGCGCGATACCGCACGCCCGAGATCTTCAATACGGACCACGGCAGCCAGTTCACTTCGACAGACTTCATCAAGGTGCTGGACGCCCGGGAAATCAAGATCAGCATGGATGGCCACGGGGCATGGCGCGACAACCTCGTCGTTGAACGCCTCTGGCGGACCATCAAACACGAGGAAGTCTATCTCCGGGCCTATGCAAGCTTGGCCGAAGCCCGCGCCGGGATCGGCCGATATCTGAACTTCTACAACACCCGCCGTCCGCATTCATCGCTTGACGGGAAAACCCCCGATCACGCTTACTTCAACCATCCAATGCCCGAAGTGGCAGACGCCTAACCGAAGCGGAAAACCACTTGGAAAACGCCCGGAACATATTCAGATAAACCGAACCACCTCTCACAACGCCTCGCAATGGAGCTGCTGTATTGGACGGGGGCGCGCATGTCAGACGCGGTGAGAATTTCCGAAGGTATGGTCGGCCGCGACGGCTGGCTGACGTTCAATCAACAGAAAACCGGCGGCGAGGTTTCGATCCCCGTTATGACCCCAGCGCCCAAGTTTGCAGATCCCACAGATCAGGCTTTGCTGATCGATGCCCTGAACGCACGGCCGCAACGCCATGTGGTCATCATGGTGACGGAACATGGCAAACCCCGGTCGATCAAAGGGGCAAGCACATGGTTTTCAGAAGCGGCATCGACAGCGGGCTTGGTCGGCAAAACGGCACACGGCCTACGCAAGGCCCGCGCCTCTTCCCTTGCTGAAAACGGCGCGACGACCCACCAGATCGGGGCATGGACAGGACATGAATCTCTGGCGGAAATCGACCATTACAGCCGCAAGGCTGAACGCCGTCGCATCCTGATGGGAACAAGTGACGAACGCGATAGTTCCAACTTTTTAAAGATAAGTTCCAACTCGAAAAATAAAACCTGAATTATCAGCGTCTTAAATGTCTGAATTTGGATGATGGCGCACCCGACAGGAGCGCGCAAGTTCATATCTTTCAATAAGATGCCGTGGAAACACCCCAAGCCAACCCACGTAGGAATCAATAGCTTAGCTGGCGTTTTGGAAACGCAGTTCTAGCCGCAGCCAGCGTCGATCAGCCCGATCAACCGCGCCCCAGTCACCACCGACAAATCGCCGCCATCTTCGGCCAGTGCGCGGGCGTGATCAGCGCGGGCCTGCCGCGTCCCATCACAGATCGCGCCCTGACTGACCGCGCTTGCGCAGCCACTCACGAGCATCATCAGCACCCCGAGGGCTGTCCACGTCATCCATGCGCTTGCGTGTCTGGTCATTCGTCTTTCCCTGCCGCTGCCGTTCGTCCGCGCGGCCATTGCGCCGCCCCTGCCACCATGCGAGGGCCAGCGCCCCCGCCCCGATGATGGCCGCAATCAGCCAATCGATCACGTCGTCCACCCCAGCCGCTTGGCCAGCAAATATGCGGCTTCGGTGACGACCCCCACCACCGCCCCGATCAGGATGGTCAGCGCGTTCAGGATGTCGGGGTCATTTGCAATCTGCCGCCCCATGTCCGCCGCAACCACGCCATAGGTAACGAGCGCCGCGGCGACATAGCGCAGGATGATCCGTGCAACCGGTGCAATCATTTCGCATTCCCCTTGATGATGCCCCACAGGGCTTTGATGATCCGCGCCCACAGGCTGCCGCTGTCGTCGGGCAGCAGGGCCATGAAGGCCTCGGCATAGCCCGCGATCAGCGCGGCCTTGTCGGTGCCGTTGACGATCCGCCGCGCGCCCACGAAGTCGGTGCACGCGTCGTTAATGAAGTCGGCCAGCGCATATTTGGTGAACGTGCCGAGGCGCATGCCCTCCACCAAAATGCGCGCGGCGACGGCAGGCTGTTCGGCCAGCTCGGGCTGGAAGATCAGGGCCATTCCCGTGCGCTTTGACCAATCGGTATAGTTGCGCCGTCCGGTGATCTGCACATAGCCCCGCCCCATGAAGCGCTTACCATCGCCCGGCACGGTGTTGCCCAGGTCGGCCCGCCCCTCGTACCGCAGCTGCGCGGGGGTCGGGCCCCAGATTTCCCGCAGCCATTTGAACGCCCCCGTTTCGTGCCACGCCGTCGCCAGCACATAGGCCGTTTGCGCGCGCGTAAGCCGCTGTTCACGCGCGACGATGATGATCCGCCGCGCGTGCTCGCTGTCGATGCTGACCGCCATGGCCTGCCTCCTATGAAATGAAAAACCCCGCACGATGGCGGGGCTGATGGGGATCTGGGATGAAGTTATTGTATATTTATTTACACATTATCCTTGCGCATCCCGCTGCCCTTGTGTATATAAATACACATGAAAGGGAGGGCGATGGAGTTAGAGACCAACTCACGAAAGCTTCTGAAGGTTTTGAAAGATGCAGGGTTCGAGGAAGTATCCAAACGCGGATCACACCTCAAACTACGTAAAGGGGATCAGGTCGTGATCCTGCCCCACCCCAAGAAAGACCTGCCGCTCGGAACCGTCAAAAGCATCTACCAACAGGCGGGGCTGCTCTAGCCCCGCCCACCATCGCCCGCCCGCCGGAAAGGAAACCCCAATGCGTTATTACACCGCCATCATCCACAAAGACGAAGGCAGCGCCTACGGCCTGACCTTCCCTGATTTGCCCGGTGCCTTCGCTGCCGCCGATACATGGGACGATATCCCCAAGGCTGCAACAGAAGCCCTCGATCTCTGGTTCGAGGATCAGCCGGACGTTGCCCCTGCTCCGCTGGACGCTGTTCGCGCACGCCCCGATGTCGCCGCAGAATTAGCCGCTGGCGCGGTGCTGATGCCCGTGCCCTACATCGCCGCAGATACCGCGCTCGAGCGCGTGAACATCAGCATCGAGCGCGGATTGCTACGCGCGATCGATGAGACCGCTAAGTCGCGTAAGATGACCCGCTCATCATTCCTTGCCAGCGCCGCCCGCCGCGAGCTGGTTGGCGCTGGCTGATTACTTCCGCCACGCCTTCCACAACTCGATGGCCTGCTTAGGGTCGTTCACCGCGATCAGCACCCAGCGCATGACGCCCTCTGCCGTCAGGGTGACGATGGCGGCCGCCACAGGCTGGGGCACGCCAGTCAAGGCGGACACCCATTCCGTGGCGACCCACGCCGCCAGCACAGCCACCACAATCGTCGTGATGACCTGCCACGGGCCAAGCTGCTTGCTGGTGCGCACTTTCACAATCAGCGCGACGGCCACGCCGCCCCAGAACTCGGGACTGCGCAGCGGGGATGGATCAGACATAGCGCCTCCTGCGCATAAAAAGCCCGCGGCGGGGCGGGACGACAATGGGCCGGAGTGCGGTTACGCCACCCAATTCATCAGCGCGGCCAGCTGGTCGTCGGTGGGCGTTGACTGCCACAGGCCGATGCGACTGATGGACCCGCGCAGCGAGGGGTTGTTGAGGTTGCTGATGCTGCCAACATAGAACTCTGACCAATTCGTCAGCGCTGGCATTTCAACACTGACCGGATCGGCCCCCGGCATATGGGCCGTGCACCGCAGGCCGTTATAGACCACCACCATCCCGATGCTGCCGTCATTCGCCAGATCCAGCGGCGATGCAACGAAGGGCGACACACCCGCAAAACTTGTGCGCACCTGCTTCGCCCCGCCAGTATAGCGATAGGTCAACCGCTGTTGCGGGGCCGTCTGGCAACTGACGATCCCTTGGTTGTCTGTCAGCAGTTGATCGGGCAGCAGCTTCAGCCGCAGTGCCAAGGTTAGTTTTTCCTGCTGACCGATAGCCGCGCCGGTCAAACCCATCGCGGCGGCAGCCGCCCCTGTCGCTGGGTTACCAAACTGGACAACGCCATCGGCATAAGGCGGGCGGAAGTTGGCATTGGCCTGCGTCAGCGTGCGGCCATTGATCAGGCCTGCCCATTCCGATACCCGCCCGTCGACCAAGGTCAGGGATGAGGGGGTATCCTCCCAGCGATCAACAGGGGCGCTGATACTGGCCAGCACCTCCTCGAGGCTTTGGACCTTGCCAAAGTGAGTGCCCGTCGGGGCGACGAAGTCAAACTGCAAACGCATGATGCGATCCTCTTACAGGGGCAAACGGAAGGACGGGGCCCAGCGGTAAAGCTGCACCCCAGCAAGAACTTTAGACGGCTTGGACAGCGACGTGCGCAGCAGGCCGCGATGCGCGTTCCACAGGTTATCCGGCACGGCACGCACGTCCTGCTTTTGGAAGGCGTAATGGATGGCGGTAGGCGTCCCGTCACATGTCAGCACGACCTGGTGGCCGCGCAGCACTGTGCCGGTGATGTTGGCTCCTACCGCCGTAAAGCCGAGGTTACCGTCGATCCCTACGCCACCGTAGCGGTTGGCGTCGTGCGCGACGAGGTATTCGTCAGGGCGCAAGTCGAACTGCAGCGTCACCACATTGCCCGCCACACTCGCGGTCGGGCGCAGGATCTGCCACTGACGGCCCGCCTCGATCTCGGCAATCGCCCACGCCTTCACCTCTTGGAACTGCAGCGTCCAATAGGCGTCGGGATGCACGTTGTTGTCGGCGATCTGGTAGGCATATTCCGGCGTCGCCAGTACACCCCCACCCGCCGCGCAGAAAAGTTCAATCTCGTCAACACAGTGCCACGTCATGTTGACGTGCGACGTGTTGGCATTACCACCGGGCTGCGACAGGATCATCAGCGTGCCGCCCTCGATCCCCGTATCTTGCAGCATCGCCAGATAGTTGCGGCGATAGTCCCACAGTTGGTCGATGTATGACCCCGCCGGATACTGCGCGGCGGATGTGCCATGCACCCAATCGTGCCATGGGACGGTCAGCGATTTCCCTGCCTCGGCTGCCACGCGCGCGGCCTCGCCATACCAGAACACCATGTTGTCCCAGATCGTAGTGATACCCGTGCCGGTCTCGGGATAGGGGTCGATGTTCTCGATCGCCACCCCGCTGATGCCGTGGGCCGTGGTCAACACCGGCACCTGATCGACGCCAAGGTCGGCGCGGTGCAGGTTGACCAGCGCCGCCAGCGGCCACGCGGCCCCTAGCGTCCCGTCGGTCGTGGCCTGCGCGACACCTGACGCCCGCGTGGTCTTCACATAATCCCGCGCCCGCGCCCCTACGGTCGAGTTGATCGCGACAGGGCTGGGGTCGGTTTCCTGCTGGGCGGTCAGGCCCGCAAGCTGCAAGGCATAGCCCGGCAGCGATGCGTTCGTTGCGTCCACGCTGGCCTTATTCCAGAGGTCGGAATATGGGCCGAACACCGACAGCGATTGCCCCTGCACGCTGATGATCTGCCACGCAGTCTTTGACAGCGCATCCCCCGGCTGTGGCTCAGGTGGCGGATCATCAATCCCCAACGCCGCACGGCCCCGATCCCAGAACGCTTGCGCCATAATCATGTCGAGGCCGTCTGGTCGCGAGGCGATTACGACATTACCGTCACTATCCCAAGCAAGGCCGGATAGTCGAAAGCCGGTCGATACATCGAAGTCGGTATCGATCGGCCCAGACAGATCGAGGCGGCGACCGATGTTATCGATAGTATCGTCCGACAAGACAATGCGTGCGCCCGTCTGATCCCATCCGACCAACGCGTTTTCGTTCACGTCGAACAGAACCCACGCGACATCATCGAACCGTTCAGCATCACGCGGGCCGGTAGTTTCGGCCGCCAGCGCCTCAACATCTGCCTTGTCTGCTTTCGCATCCAGATCAACTTCGGGCAAATCTATACGGCGTGTGATGTCCGCTACCGTCTCGTCCGACAGGATGATCCGCGCGCCGGTCTGGTCCCATCCCGCTAGCGCGTTGCTATTCCGGTCAAACAGGATCCACGTCACACCCTGCCCGCTATCTGCATCACGGGGCCCGACAGTTTTGGCCGCCAGATCATCGACCACCGCCTTGTCCGCCTTCCCCGCAAGAAGCGCCTCTGCGTTTTCAGCGCTTTCGGAAGCCGCAAAAGCACTCGCAGCGGCTAAATCCCTGCTATCTTCCGCTAATCTCGCCGCCGCCAATGCGTTGGTTGCATTAGATGCCGCATCCGACGCCGCCACTTCGGCTGCGCTTGCTTGGCTCGCCGCTGATGTCGCTGAAACTGCCGCCGATGCTGCGCTGGTTTGAGCAGTGCCCGCCTTTATTGCGGCTTCCTCCGCGCTTTCGGCAGCGCTGGCCGCGCTATTGGCTGCCATCGTTGCACGATCTGCTGCGCTGGACTGGCTGGCTTGTGCCTGCAAAGCATATGCGGCCGCATCTCCCGCAAATCCTGCCGCAGTCGCCGCGTTAGCTTCGGATTGTTCCTTAGCTGCATTCGCGATCGAAGCTGCGTTTTCGGCATCAACAGTTAGGCTTTGCGTTGATGCGAGATAGCCACCTGTCGCAGCGCGATCCGCCGCTGTGGCGGCAACTGCATCATCTAATGCGCCAAGATCAATTCGCTCCGCACTTTCTTCGGCTGCGGTCGCTGCAGCAATGGCAGCAGTAGCGCTATTTTCGGAGGATGTAGCAGCGGTGGTCGCCCGTGCGGCATTCCGCATCGCATTATCCGCGTGCTCAGATGCGACTTGTTCGCTGGCTCGTGTAGCCCCCTCTGAAGCAAGTGCCGAAGCGCGCGACAATTCAGCAGCCAGCGCAGCAGCTTCCGCATCACGTGCCGCCTGTGGAGCGGCTTCGATCACCGGCAGAGCGTCGATAACCTCCAAAACAGCGACACTGGTTGCTCCGCTGTCGCGCTCGACAATAACTTCATACCGCTTCGCCATTATACGGCCTCCGCAACGAAAACTGTGCCTTGCCAGACCTCATTGAAGTCCGGTGACGGCGCGTTAAGATTGATTTGATAGGTGCCGTGGCCGAGGTCATCGACCTGCTCGGCGGTCAAGTTCAGCATGATGCGGCCCGAAGGCAGGATCGACAGCGGCAGTGGTTCGATGGCTTGGCCGCACGCAAAGCTGACCTGCCCCGTCCAGCCCGCCATGTTGACCGATTGACCCGTTGCCTTGTCGCGGAACAGCCATGTCTGGGTGAATGGCTGCCCTTGGATCATTCGCAGAGGGGGAAGGTTTACGATTTCCATCAGCGCACCCGAATGATGAAGTTGATGCCGATGAACGGGTGCATGTTGTTGTGCGCCTCGCCGCCGCCTCGGGCGTCAGTGTCGCCTTCAACAAGGTGCTGGTGGTCGCCAACCTCATCCGTCCACATTTCACCGACCCCCTCGGACCATCGCCCCCGGAATGTCGAACCACCGTTAATTATCTCGACGTTAGGGATGCGGTGCCTGTGGCGGCCCGCCCAAGACGTCAGGCGAGAAAACCAGTGGTTGTGGCGCGGCATTTGTGCCTCGGTTAGCGCGACAGTTTCGGTGCCGTCCATCTGGCCGAGCCACCGCTGTGACACGCCGTAGACGCCCCCCGCGCCCGCCCCTACAGGCGACCGGCCTGAAAAATTCGGCAAATTGAAGGTGGTAGTACCATTTCCGGCGCCATATGTGGTACCAATGACTGCGAACAGAGCGGAGTCATTTGTGCGGGAAAAAACCTGCCCACGGCAGAACGCCCAACCATCAGGTGCGGTTGTCCCAGCAAACATAAAAATTGCACCGATGGGGGCGGTTCCAAATGTAAGCTGGTTGACCTGCCACGCATCCATCAGCCCCTTGGCCTCGCGCGTGGCGATTGGTAGCGACAGCGCCGCGCCGCGCAGGGCCAGCGGCGACACGGCCTTCGGCACCGCGTTCAGGCCAGCGTTCCACGTTGCCTGATTGTGCGTGCTGGCGTCCAAAAAGCGGAACCATGGCTGCCAGCCGCCAAGGCTCTGGTCCAGCACTCGGCTGTATGGTACGGCCTCCGTTCCCGCTTGCAGGGTCTGCAAGACATAGGCGGCCGAGCGCCGCTCGACGCGGACAATGCCGGACCAAGCTTTGGTCACGCCCTCGGGGAATGACCCCAAGGTGGTACCGTCGAAACGATAGACGCCGGACGGTGTATTGATCGCGTCAATATCAACGATCAGCCCCGCGTTGCCCGTCACACCCCAGCCCACGTCGTTCAGCGGCTCCACGTTGGACGCCTGCACCATCTCGATAGCCTGCTGCACGTTCAGCGCTGGGATCGACCCCGTGGGGTTGAACGAGATCGCGGACGCCTGCGCATCACCGGCGGGCGTCATCATCACCGGATCGACGGGGTAACCCGCGACCATAGCGCCATCCGCGTCTCGCACCACCACGCGCACGGGCGTTCCACCCTCGGCATAGGCGGCCGGAAACACACCGTCGCCATCCGCGATGACCGGCTGCGGGTGCGGAACCGTGGCCCCGATGTCGGCATAGACTGTGCGGGGCTGATCCGTGCCGCTGTCATAAAAGAACGCCTGCGCGCCAGACACCGGCACGCCGTCCAGATCCAGCGCACGAATGACGTTGAAGTTGATGAGGTTGCTCATGGGGCCTCTCGGAAAATGAAAAAGCCACCCGTGGGGGTGGCTTACGAAGCGATTTTGTTGACTGTCCGGCTGGACTTCGGCGAAATCTCGGCTCAATCGCGATTAAATTTCAGCTGTTCTTCGGCATATTTCGAATGTCGATTTGGGAAAATTCAGTTTTATTTCACTTTGGTTTGCACGTTTTACTTGCAGGAAACATATTCAATGATATGTATCACGACATGATACAGGGATTTAGGGATCGCTTGACGAAAGAGGTTGCCGACGGTGGCCGCCCACGTCGTTTCCCTCAGGACCTGTTAAAGACCGCACATCGAAAGCTGACCATGCTCGATGCTGCCCACGTTTTGGATGACTTGCGATCACCTCCAGGCAACCGACTGGAGGCACTAGCAGGAGATAGAGCTGGCCAGCACTCGATACGGATCAACGATCAGTGGCGGATATGTTTTGTCTGGACTGATGCAGGCCCAGACAATGTTGAGATTGTGGATTACCACTGAAAGGAGCGAAAATGAGCATGCTTGTAACACCGTCGCACCCGGGTGAAATCCTTCGCGAAGAGTATCTTATCCCCTACCACCTAAGCGCAGGAGTGGTTGCCAAGGAAATCAAAGTCCCACGCACGCGCATTGAGCGGTTGGTGAAGGAGCAGACTGCTGTCACGGTCGACACCGCGCTTCGCCTCGCTGCGCTATTCGAGACGACACCAGAATTCTGGCTGAATATGCAGCTGAATTACGACTTGGCAGCAGGCCGTCGGGAACTGGATGTCGCGGAAATACCCGCAGCGCGCCTGCATTTGCTCGCGGCTGAATGACCATCCAAGGCGACTACCTCGTATTTCCCGCCGCGCCCCGCTAGGGACGCGGCTTTTTCATATCTGCGTCAGCCGATCCAGCCGACCTTGAGCGACCAGTCCCCGGCGGCATTGGCTACAGGATAACCGCGCTCCGATATGGTGATGCGATTGGCCGATGCGGACACGTCCAGCGGCTGGTCAGGGTTGCTGCGGATGCTAATGCCGAGCGCATCCACCTGCCCGCTATATTCCTCGCGGATCAGGTCTAGCAGCGCTTGGGCATGCTGTTCGATAAGCTCCTTTCGGGTTGGTTCGGCTTTGACTGCCGCAGCGGGTGCCAGTGCCAGAAATGGCAGCGCGGCAAGAATACCTCTGCGTGAGACTTCATTTGCCGCACAAGCGACATTAGTATGGGGTTTAGCCATTGGTCAGGTTCTCTCTGATTGGTGGTTAGGCCCTTGGTTGGTGGTCTAGACCGTCCAAGGGCCGATATCGTCCAACCCCCAATGGGGGATGAGCGAGAAATATCGACACCCCCCAATGGGGCACGTGCTACCTAAACTTTGACAACATCCGACGAAATACGTCGGATATGGAAACCAAGGCGACGTATTTCGTCGGGTTGGCTCAAAGTCTGATCAGAATTTCGGATGGTACCTTGTCGCGAAGATGTAGCAGGCCTTTTGGTGTCACGAACGTCTCAGGTCGAGCTGTCTCATCGATGATTTTGCTCCGCACCTCGAAGTAACCCCGCTGGACAAACTGTGTTCGCGCAACCAAGGCGTTTCCGCGATAGAACAGATAGTCTTGCTTGAGCCAGCGAACGAACAGATTTGGACGGGCGCTTAGGGCGCGACCCGCATTTTGCAGCCCGTAGAGACCGTCGGCGTTCATGAGGTCGTCGTAGGCTTCAACTTTGGGCTTCATCGCTTCGATTTGGATCGATTGAGCGCTCATAGTGGCGTTGGCTTCAATCAGCGCCGCCGCCATCAACTGCGGACCGCTCAACACCGCCGTCCGCTTCAGCTGTTCTGCCATCGCGTTGAACGCGGCGAGGAACTTAATCTTCCAATCCATCGCCTTCTTACCAGTGAAGCCCATTACCAGCATCGAATACCCATCACGGGTCATTTCATGCATCTGGTAGGTCTGGCCGTTCTGGGCATCGACATAGGGGGTCTGCTCAAAATTGAGCAGACCCCAATCTGGGTTCGCGTCGATCAGTGCGCGGATATCGCGCATCACATTGCGATGCTCCTTCTCGAACTTCTCCGCGATGATACGGCTGTTCGTTTTCAGGCTGGAATTAACAAGCCCGTTGAAATCGTCTTGGTTTACGATCATATTCATGGCCGAAGCCCTTTCGTAGTGGTTGGGTTCTTCGAAGGCGTTGGGATGGCCGTCCCGGCGCCTTCATTCGTTTCATGCCTTTGCATGCTCATCTGCCATCGCCTTCATCAGAATTTGGTTGATCACATAGTTCTGCGAACGATCTTCGCGCCCGGCCTTCATCTTGATCCAGTCCTGCAAATCCTTAGGCATCCGAAGCCCGAACGGGGTGCGCTGCAACGTCACTTCGCCAATCCTTCCATGTAGCATTACCGTAACCTTACATTACAGTGATGCGATTGCGCGTCAACAAAAAAAAATTACAGTAATGCGATCAACCAAAGGAGAATCGCATGGCAACCGTAGGCAGAGGCGCAGAGCAATATACTGTCCGGTTCCCTGATGGACTGCGCGACCGGATCAAGGCTGCCGCCGAGGCTAACAATCGCAGCATGAATGCCGAGATCGTGGCGACGCTGGAGGAAAAGTATCCCGCTCCCAAGATGGACTGGGCTTCATTCGATAGGTTTCTTGATCTCTTCGAAAGCGCCTTAAATGCTTATCAAGATACGGATGACCCGATCAAGCGCGATAGGATCGCGAGGCAAATCAACGAGTTGTCGAAGGAATTAAAGGTTAAGAAATCTCACTATTTCCCGCCAACTAATCCTCCTGCCACTGAATGAAAGCCTTGCTGCGGCTGGCCGTGACAATGCACGCAGCCGAACCCGAAATAGATCACGATCGACATGCCTCTACTGGGTGACCACATGACGTTTTCACAAGCTGTACTCGCTGGGCTCATGGCCAACGGTATTTTTCTTGGCTTCATCTACGCCATGCTGTTCATGAAGCGCCCAGGGCATAGAGGCTATGCGATCTATGCCCTAGTTTTCGCATCTATTGCCCTATTGGTAGTATGCCTAACAGCCAGTTCGTCGCCGCTTGTGGAGCGTATCCTAGGCTAAGCGCATTGACGGCGTTTAGTGGGCCTACTCCTGCAAGCGCGTTCACGGGCGGATTTGTCAGCATCGACTGGTTGGCGAGGTTCAGCACGTTTTGCGGGCTGCCCCGTGTGAAGGCATCAACGATATCCAGCCTCTGATCCGCGCGGAAACGCCCCAGTGCCTCTGGGCTTGCGCCTGTTAGGTTTTGCCACAACCCGCGCGCCGTCGGCAGCACCTGACCTTGACGTATCGGCCCCGGCTGGGTCATTTCGTTGAGCCGGTCTTGCGTGGCTTGGTTCATTGCGGTGGCAGAGTTACCGCTGACGCCGCGCCGCGTCCCAATCGCCGCACCTGTCCTTTCCAACTGCTCCAGCAGCGACGGCCATTCGTCGCCCAGAATGGCGCTCATCTTTTCCTGATTGTTGCGGCTCATAAACTGGCCCCAGACGCGCGAAATCTCCTGCGCATCGTCGTCAAGATTGCTCGGGGTTTGACGCACGCGGCCAAGGATATGGTCGATCTGGCTGCGAAGTCCGGTCTGTGCTGCCTCAATCTCGGGCCGCGTGGCGTTCTGCATCCAAGCCGTCACGTCATGGCGCGTCACGCCGTCCCGCAGCAGTTCCGATCCATAGCGAATGGCGTTGCTCTCGCCGATGGCATCCGCCGCCGTATTGATGGCCGTCCGATAGGCTGGCACGGCCTCAGTCAGGCTGTTGCGGATATCGCGGGATAGGCCCTGATACGCCGCCCCCATGCGGGTCTGCCCGCCCAAGGCACCTGCCCCGTCGCCGCTCTCCGCCATCTGGTCGAGGGCCTGCTTGATGAAGTCCCACTGGCGAACATCCGGCGGGCGCGAGAATGCGACCGCCCCATCTTCCCCGATCTGCGCCATGATTTGCCGCGATTGCTCGCCGCGCAGGCGCATCAGCTCGTTGGCATAGCTGACGGCACGCGCAGGCAGGCGAGATTGCAGCCCCAGCAGGCGCGAGCCAGCCTCGGCGCTATAGTCGATGGGCTGCGCATAGGCGGCGTCATAGGCTTGCCTGCGGGCGTCGGCGGTTCGGGTGGCCACATCGCCGCGCGCCTGTCGAACGCCCGTCGCGGTGCCCATGGTGCGATCCAGTGCGGCGGTGAGGTCTTGGGCCTCGGCGGCGGCACGCTCGTTCAGCCTGCCAAAGGCAAGCGATGCCGCGGGCCCCGGTGCGTTGACATGCGATCGCACATCTCCTGCAATGCTAGGCAAATCTGCCAGCATAGCGCGCGGTCCGCCACGCTGGATTGCATCCGCAATGACTTCGGGGTTTTCAGCTGCAAGCGTCTGCTGAACGTATCGCCCCGCAATTGGGTCAATGCCCAACTCATTGGCGAATTGGTTGCCGATAGCACGATTGCGCGCGCCCTCTTGGTAGGCGCGAACGCCGCGCTGGATGCCCGCGCCGACATAGGGTGCGGCACCACCGAGGATGCCACCGACACCCGTCCCGACACCAAATCCGACAGCGCGTTCAGCCCCGCTCTCGCCTTCCATAAACCCATGAGTTGCCCCACCGGCGGCCCCCATCGCCGCGCCACGGATCGCCATCTGGCCCACTCCATTTGCCCCCCTCACAGCCGCACCGGCCATGCCCAGCCCGGGCACCAGCGCACCCGCAATGTCCGCGCTGATCTGGCCTGCTGTGCCGAGGCTCTCCTCGTTCGCGCGGAAGCGGTCACGTTCGTTCTCGTAATCGCGGCCCAGCAACACCGCGTTGGCGGCGGCGTTACTTTCGTCACCGACGAGGCCGAACGTGGCGCTTTCAATCGCGCGATTGACCCACTTGCCGATGTTCTCTCCGGGGGTGTCCACGCCGTCGTCAAAGCCGATCACGTTGTCGGCCAGTTCCGTCCAAAAGCCACGGCTTTCACGCGGCGTTCCCTCTGCCTCGGCGCGGCGGCGGCGGGCACGGGCCAGAGCAAGGGCGCGTTGCTGTTCAGGTGTCATTGCCACAAAGCCCTTTCTTCGGGGGTCAGGTATTCCCATTCACTGGGATCGATGCCCTGCGGGGCAGCAAGCGTTTGGTTTCGACGCTGTGACGGCGTGTTTCCTGTGCCGCCACGCCCCGGGCGGTACCCGCCTTGCTCGGCCTCCGGCTGCGGCGCAGATTGCAAAGCAGTAGCGGGCTGCAACGAGGGCGCTGCCGGTGGCGCCGTTCCCGCCACATCCAGTTGTTGCCGAAGGTTTGCGAGTGGGTTTTCCAGCTGCGATTGCAGTGTTGCCGCTTGGGCTGGTGTGATCTGCCGGTTTGCGACCCGTTGGGCAATATCCCCCATCTGCATGTCGTAACCGTTCAGCCCGCGCAGGGTCGCGATGATGTAGGCGTTGCCCTCGGGGGTGTTCACAAGGCGCGGTAGTGACTGTTTGAACAATTCCAGATCGGCGTCCGACATTGGGCCTGAACCCGGCTGGCGCTGTTCAGGCACCATGGCGTTGATCAACGCTTGGGCCGCCTGCAAGGGTGCGAGACCTTCGGTCTGGATGCCGAAGTTACCAGCTAGCATCTGGGCTTGAGCCATGAACCCGCCCGGCGCGCCTTGCAGCATCTGCTCCAGCGCATCGACCCGCGCGAGGTTGCGTTGCGCTTGGACGCCCGTCGTGATCTGACCCGCAAACTGATCGCCAATGGCCTTATCGAGCGTCTCGTATAGCTTGCCCTGATCAATTTCACCGCCGTTGTTCACGGTCACATTCGTGCCGCCTCCGCCGACTGCCGACACCTTACCGTCGCGACCAAGGTTATATGCCCCAGCGGGGTCAAGCCCCATCGCGGCAGCCTGATCGCCTGTGACTAGGCTGTATTCTGGCTGCGCAGGGAACAAATCCCCTAGAATGGTAGTAAACTCGTTTTGGCGGTAGATTTCGCGCGGAATATCATCCCATGCGATTGCATCGCGGGCAAATCCGTTCGTTTCCAGAAAATCCGGCAGCGCATCCCGCTGCCCTGTCATGTATAGATATGCAGCCTGCTTCAACATGTCTTCGGTCTGCGCGCGCATGGATTGGGCTTCGTCAGCAGCCAACCCTCGTGCATATTCCTCGGCAGCACGGCGTTCTTGCGCGTCAAGGCGGTGCATCTGTTGACGGGTGCTGTCCATGCTCAAACGCGTCTGATCCATACCCAAACTGCCGATTTGCAGGTTCTGCATGGCCTGAGGATCGAAACCAGCCAGCGCATTGACCGCGGTTTGCTCGCCCCCCAGTGCGCCCGCGCCGTACTCGGCCAACGCGTTGCGGTAAGCGCCCTGATGCTGCATGTCCGCTATCTGGCCGCCCAGCGTCACCCCGCCCGCTAGTGCATTGGTCAGGTTCGGCTGTTCGCCGCCAAGGATCATGCGGTGGTCGATGTTCAGTGCGTTCATGTGCGCCTCACGAATTGGCTTAGGTCAAGCTGGAAGGCTTGCGGATCGAGGTAGTTTGGCTGCCAGCGCGGCGGCAGGGCTAGTGCGTTCTGCTGCGGCTCTTGCGGCGCTGGGGTCGTCGCTAGCGCGTTCACAGTGGCCGCTGGGGCCTCCTGTGTGCCCTGCCCGCCAAATCGGCCGGCATAGTCGCTCAGCGCCGTGCCGTAGGCGTCAGATGGGTTGTAGGCCCCGCCGCTCTCGACATAGCGCCGCGCGCCGCCCACCCCGCCCAGATGCGCCATGCCGCGCAATGCGTCCCTGTCCATGGTCTGGCCGCCCACCACCGCCCCAACCAGCGGCGCAAGCTGCCGATCGATATCCGCGATGTGCCACGCGTAGGCCGCCTCTTGCAGATCGGGCGAACCAAGGAACTGTTCGCGCGTGAACTGCTGGCCCGTGGCACGCTGGAAGTCGGTCAGCCGGTCGTCGCCGAACTGATACCGCCCCATATAGCCCAGCGTGTTGGTGACGCCGTAATCGCCACCGCTTTCGGCCATGGCCAGCGCATTGCGGAAGTCGGCCATATCAGAACCTCCAGAACGGGGTGCTTGTCGTCGTGGTTGTTGCTGAGGTTCCGCTGGCGGGCTTTTGCGCCAGCTTGTTCTGTCCGGCCAGTTGTCCGTTGATGATACCGATCCCGCCGGTGATACCCTCTAGTGCATTCTGCCACGAGTTATTGGCCCCGATGATGCCCGCCGAGTTGGCATTGGCCGCGCCGGTGATGCCCGCCGCCCCAGCCTGCGCAGCTGTATTCAAGCCATTGGCCAGCGCATTGGCCGAATTCACGCCCGCTTGCCCCATCGCATCAGCCTGCCCCAGCAGAACGTTCGACCCGATATTGCCGATATCCAGCGCGTTCTGTGCGCCGAGGTTGCCGACATTTTCCGCATATCCGGCATTGATGTTACCGGTTTGCGTCGCCGCATTGGCGTTTGCCTGCCCTAGATAGTCGTAAACCGCATTGTTGCTGGTGCCAAAGCCAGCCAGCGCATTTGCCATCTGCCCCGACGCGCCGTAGCCGACGTTTGACTGACCAGTCAGCCGATCAAGAAAGTTGCCGTAATCCTGCTGCGCCATGCCGACGGTGTTGTCCGACAGCGCCTGCATGGTCGCTCCGGAAAAAAGCCCGCCGCGCGCCGATGCGCTGCCCTCGATGGCGCGGTTTGCGCTGTCCAAGGCGAACTGAAAGCCCGGTGTCGCGCTGTAGCCGCTATACCCGTCGGGCGCAGCACCAAGGCCCAGCTCATAATTCAACGCATTCAGCGCGTTCGTGCCGCTCTGGATGTAGGGGTTATAAAGCGCGCTCTGTCCGTCATAAACCGCTTGGTTCTGATCCAACATCTGCTGGCCAGCGGTCTGGTAAGCTGCCTGCGCGCCATTCACGCCCGCCAGCGCCGCATCCCGCGCGCCGCTCGCGCCGGTCAGTTGCTGTTGCAGCGCGGCATTGCTTGCGTTGGTCAGCGTATTGCCCGACTGCCCCAGCGCGTCAGATGCAAGCTGCCCTGCGTTGGTGTAGGCGTTCTGTTGGGCCGTCGCCCCCTCACGCGCTGCGCTTTCCAAACGGTCCGCCGCTTGCGTGGCCGCCTGTGCCTGCACCTTCGCGGCCTTTTTCGCGCTTCTGCCGCCCATCAGGCCGGAAATAAGCGAGCCGCCCAACAGGGCCGTGCCGGTTCCAATCGCCATGTCAGACCACCTTCGAATAAGAGATTTCACAGGGCGCGTAGCCCTTGGCTTTCAGCAGCCGATCAGCGCGCGGCAGAGAGGCAAGTGAGGTCATCCGCACTTCCGATGCGCCCGCGCCCTTGGCCCACGCCTCAAAGTCCCGCAGCAGCGCCAGCCCGTCGCCATCGGCGTGCCAGAACATTTCCACGGCCATGATGTGGGACGGGTCACACCAATGCGGCGCAAGCATCCCGCCAATGCAGCCGCGATCGGTCAGAAACACCGCGCCCTGAATGACGCAGGCGGTCAGGAAAGCGCCGGTCGCCTCGGGATCAAACCGTGACGCCAGCCCAGATGCCGCGTGAAACCGGCCCATGCGCTGGATCAGCGTGGGCAAGTCGTCCAATGTGGCGCGGGTCATGGTGTCAGCGCCGCGACCTGCGCCTTTAGCGCCTCGATCTCACGCACCAGCTGCTGAATGATGATGACCAGATCCACGGACGGCAGATCGCCGCCTTGCGTGACCGGTGTCGTGGGCTGCAACGGCTTCATCATCCCACCACCACCCTTGCCTCTGCCGAAAACGAAACGTCCTCGGGGTTCGTCCATCTGATGCGCGCCGTCAGCGAACGGGCCTGCCCCAGATTGCGCCAGATCAGGCGCTTGCCATAGTTGCCCTGCCCACCCATCGGGCGCGGCTTGTCACGTGTCCACGTCATCCCGCCGTCGCGCGACAGCGAAAGCTGCACATCGGCGCTGCTGATGCCTTGGCGCGGAAAAAACTCCAGCTCACGCGTCAAAAAGCGCTGCCCGTCCATCGTCAGCGTGGACGATGTGGCCTCGCGAAACAGCGGCGTCACCCCGTCGCGGTTCGACCGGACAAGTTCCACGATCTGCCCGCCATTCTGGCCGACATACCATTTCCGGCCCAGCTTGACCGACCGCCGCGCCGACCATGGCCGCTGATCCGCGCCCTCGGCCCGCTCATGCCACAGACCCGTTGTCAGATCGTAGACCCACGCCACCTCGTCGCGGAACACCAGCGCCACGAATGTGTGGCCCTCGTCCTCATAGGCCAGCACTGACAGCGCCTCGCACTGGGCGATGGCTGTCTCGACAGGCCGCGTTGACACCGCATTGGCCGTGCCGCCCGTGAACAGGTAAAGCCGCCCGTCAGACCCCACAAAGGCCGCCTGCCCGCTGCCCGATGACGGCAGCTTGGCTATCAGGTCATAACCTGCCAGCCCAACATCGCGAACGCCGCCTGTGACGCGTGCAAACGCCTGTGCGCCCGCGCCGCCGGTATTATACCACAGCTCGTGCGATGCGGCCTTGAACACCACGAACAGACTGCCAAGCGTCACGCCGCGCACGATCAGATCGTCGCGGCCCTCGGCAGTGGCAAAATACAGCCCGTTCAGCGTTTCTGGCGCGGCTTGTGCCGTCCACTGGATGCGCCGACCGCCCGCCTCGGTCATCATGGTGTAGTAATCGACAAACTCGACGCTCGAAACGTCCTCGAACGCGCCGCCGCTCGGCGTGGTCAGCGTCGATCCGTCCCACAGGAAATACTCGCCACCCGCAGCAATCGTGATGGCCCCGTTATTCGATGAAATGCTGGTCTGGTCGCTGTCTGGAATATCCGCAAGCCGCACAACCGACCCTGCGGCATCCACCGTCCACAGCGCCCCGCCGCAGACGACGTAGATCAGCCCGCCCACCTCGGCCATGGCCCGCACAAACACACCGGCCATTGCCGCATGGGGTTTGCTGCCCAGCACGCTTTTGAAGGCCCACTTGCCGCCCGTCGTTTCCTCAAGGTAGCAATTGACCAGCCGCGAGGTGTTGGCCGCGATATTGTCGCGGTCACGACCCGAGTTGCCGACAAACTCAACGACAGCCATAGTCGCGCACCTCGCTGCAATCCTGCGCCCTGTCGTCGGTCACATACAGCGCCCGCACCCGCAGCCACGCCCGCGACCGGCTCGGCCCCGCGCGGTCGTAGTCCGGCGCGATTTCGGCCGCCAGCAGTTGGGCGACGGCCACAAAAGCCTCGTCCGGCACGCCTGCGCGCGGGTCAAACGTCGCCCCGGGCATAGCCGCGTTGATCTCGGCCCACAGGCTATCCAGCACCATGCCCGCCTGCTGCTCCATCTCGGCAGTGGCGGGTTCGTCCTGCGCCAGCACGCCGATGGAACGCAACGCCCGCTCGATGATCTGCTTTTTGGTTTTCATGCGTCACCTCTGGCCTTGGTGATGGGGCGGCGAACCGCCCCACTGGAAAGGTCAGGCTGCAACAAAGCCCGAGACGATGCCCCACTGCTTGCCGTTCTCGCCGTACAGGATCTTTTCGACCCCGCGCATTTCCATGAAGCCGACGCCGCGCTTGAACTCGTAATCAGTTTCCGAACGCAGCGTAGTCTTGGTGCGCATGGCCCACGCCACACCCAGAGCCTGTGCGCCGCACAAGTAGGTCGGCGTCAGCGTGACGGGCGTGCTGGCAGTATTTGCAAAGGTGCCCAGCTCGGGAATTTCACGCACAACCACGCCGTCCCAGTAAAGCGAGGTCGTGCCGGTAAACAGCGGGTTTTCCTTCCCGCGCTTCTCGGCATCGGTCAGCACGCTTTCCATGTCCTTTTTCAAGGCGCGGAAGGCGCGCGAGCCGACGAACAGAACAAAGGTTTCCTCGTCCTCGCCGTAGGTGTACGGGCGCAGGCCGTCGCCGTTTACCGATTTTGCGGTCTGGGCAATGGCCTTCATCTCGGACACCACGTCACGGGTCAGGGTCATGGCCGCAGTGACATTGTTCAGCGCGGTGGCGTGCGTCGCGCTGTAATTGGCGGTCGAATTGCCAAACAGCACACGGTCGGCGTTGGTCACGGCCCACGCATTGCGTTGCGCTGCGGTTGCCGAGCCATAGGCCACGCCATTGACCGATGCCATCGCGCCAAGGATCGAGTTGCGCAGGTAGCGCATTTGCAGGTCCTTGAGGGCAACCTTGGCCTCGTTGCGGATCGCAATGGGCGAGGCCTGTTCTTCCTCGACGTTCACCACAACGGCATCGCGCACGACGCCAACCTCGATGCGGTGGCCGTCGTTCGGCAACGCCTTTTCGTTGCCAACCAGCGTGGTCGATCCGGTGTTCGGGCCAGTGGTTGCATCCAGCGCACCGACCAGCGGAATGGTGATCGCATCACCCTTCTTTTTGGTCAGGTCCTCTTTCACCTGAATGATGCTGTTTTGGTCGGTCCCCATGTATTTGCGGAACCGGTTGGCGCGCACGTATTCGCGGTGGGCCTTGTCATCCCACTGCTTGACGCGCAGCGCCGTCGATACGGTCGTATCAGTCATGTTTCACCTGCATGATTGCCGGATCACGGCTTCAAAATGTCATCCAAAGGCATCGGCCCCGTCCATTCGGGGGCTGCGCGTGATCCAAGATTGGGTTGTGTCGCAAGGCTCGGGCCGCGCGACGGCTTGACGCTCTCCTTCGCCATTTCGGCAAGGATTTCCTGCTTGATCTGTTCCCGAAGCTTCGAGGCGTAACCTTCGGGGTTATCGCCAATTTCCGCCGCAACCTTCTGCTTCTTGTAAAACTCGACAGCAGCATGAAACGGCGATGGCTCACCCAGAAAGCGCTGGCTTTCCTGCGGATGCGCGTTGAAGTAGGCCATCGTTTCATCAACGATCTCCTTCCCAAACTCCCGCTCCGCGAAAAAACGCGATTGCTGCAGCTTGTTGTGAACCAACTCTCGCTGAACACCTTGCGCCAAGACCTGCCCGAAGTTCGGGTCGCTCGGGTCGATCCGCACAGGCTGCGCCGGAGGTTGCTGCGCTTGCGCCATTTGTGCCACTTGGGCTTTCACGGCATCAAACTCGGCCAAACGCGCTTTCAGCGTCTTGTTTTCATCGCGAACGCTGTGCAACGCGGCAAGCGGAACCGTCTTGCCTTCGGCCTCGGGGGCGTCGGGCTGCTCTGATGGCGCTTCGGCCTCAGGTGTTTCCGGTGTTTCGGGAACAGCGGTTTCCGCCTCATCAAAGGTGGCGGCAGGGAACAGGTCATCATCCTCGCCAGTCATGGCAAAGCTCCATTCTACGTTTTTGGGATACGAGCGCCCGTAACCTCGGCGGCAGGATCATCGCCCGTTGACCTCGGCGGCAGGTGGTGGGGTTAAACCCCGTAAACAGCGAGGCGTTGCGCCTCGATGCTCTTTGCAACCGCCTCGACAGTCAACTTCTGCGCGGCGGCTGCGTCTTTCGCGGTGCTGGCCTGCTTGGCCTGCGCCTCGATCTGTTGGCCTTGCTGCGCCATCTGGGCTTGTGCTTGCCCTTGTTGCGCGGCTTGGGCCTGCTGCTGTTGCTGGCGCTCTAGCAGCTTGTCCTTGACCTCGCGCCGCAGTCCGGGCGCAAGTTCGATCAGAACGTCCGGCGGGACGGCCCCCGGCATCGATGTGGCGATGTTCACAAGCTGCTCGAACGTCTCACCCTCAAGCGTCACCGCGTCCGGCGCTTCCTCGATCAGGATATCGACGTCCATTTCCTCGACGTTGTTGTCGATCGCTACAACCTGCTGCAACCGTGGATCGCCCGGGAACAGCCCGTTCTGGGCGACGAACGCCTGCGCCTGCTCTGGCGGGATCTGCCCCAACCTATCAGCAAGCGTCACGGGCTGGTTCAGGCCAACGAACCGCACGTTGCGCTCGTCATCCGTCACCCGCACCCATGTTTCTTCCGTCCAGAACTGCCGGATGCGCAGCCAGATCTGCCGGTAAACCTCCCGCGTGAAATGCGACAGGCGATCCGTCAGGGGCGCAATCTCGATCAAACCGCCCTGCTGGCGTGCAAGGATCGCACGACCCGATGCGCCACCAGCTTCGTCTTTCCCGGCAAGGCCGCTGTTGGCCCCCATCAGATCAAGCTCGGCCTTTGCCTCTTGCAGCAAGTTGAACTGGCCTGCGGTCTGATCCTGATTGGGCAGGATCTCGAACGCCTTCATGCCCAACTGGCCCGCTGCCTCGACTGCCTCGGCATCCACCTCGACGTGACCGTCAGGGTTGGCAAGCTCGGCCTTCATCGCCCGAACGCTGCCGACCGCGCCCTTGATGCCCGCTGTCTGGCGGGTGTTCAGGGTGTGCAGCAGCTTTGACCGGCGCTTGTTCACCTCGTCCTGCGGGTCGAACATATCGCGGATGACGCCGTGACGGTCGCCGCCCTCGCCAACATAGGCCGATGCCATGATCAGCGGGCACAGGCTGTCGCCGTCCTCGTCAACGTACTCGCTTTCGCCCTCGGCCACGATACCGGCGCGGACGAACTGCGCCCACTTCCACACGCCGCGCTCGATGTAGTGCATCAGCACCATGCGCACGCGTTTGCGCTTGGGATCGCTCCAGATCTGCCACGAGGGCTTATCCTCGAACTCGCCCGAACCGCCGAAATCAGCCGATAGCGATGCGTCGATCACGTCAGCGGCGTCGGGATATTCCTCTTTCAGCGCCTCGGCGTCCGACCAGATCACCGCGCCCTTGTATCGGGCGTCACTGAAATCAGCCTCGCGCGAATGCGGGTCCCAGAACAGGCGATCCGCAGCGTATCGGTTGATGACCACGCGCGGCTGCGTCATGGGCGGGCGAAAATCGTGGATGACCTCGACCCCGCCCCAGCCCTCGATCAGCATATCCCCCCAGACGCCCGACCGCTCGCCATCCCAATCCTGCTGGTCGCAAACGAACCGGATGGCGTCGGTTGCTGCCTGTGCGCCCTGCTGATGCTTCGGCGTGCGCGGGAAAGCTTTCGGGTCAGTGCGGGTCTGCATCTCCAGCCCCAGCAGCCAGTCGATCTTGCGCCGAATGCGGTTGATCGTGATGGCGGCCTGCTTCTTCTTCGCCAGTGCGGCTTTTTCAGCCTCGGTCCACTGCTTGCCGTCGTAATATTTACGGGCGCGCACACCCTCGGCACGCGCATCCATGCCCGATTGCTCGGCCTCCTCGAAGCGGCTGACCAGCACTGCCAATTCTGCCATCACGCCACCTTCCAGTCGTCAATATCGTCGTCATCGTCAATCGGCGCGTAGTCTCGGCGCTCGCGCTGTGCGTCCGGCTCCGGCTCGCGCAGCAGTTGCCCCTTGCGGTGCAGCTTCTCGACGGCATATCGCAGCGCGTCGATCAGGTGGTTATTCGCGTCTTCCGGCACCGGCAGGATTTCATTGGTGCGCTTGTCGATCTTGTAGGCATACGCGGTCAGCTCGCGCTGCATGTTCACGCAGGACGGATGCACGACGATTTCCAAGCCCTGCAAAAAGCTGATGCCGTCCTCGACCGATCCGCGTCCCTTCTTGCTGGGCTGCAGCTTGGGGAAGCCGTGCCTGTGCAGATAGTCTATCGTCTCCGGTCGTGCGCTATCGGCCCGCCCTGCCCAGATGTGCGCATCGGTCACGCGGCCCACGAAGGCAGGCAGCGCCTCGGTAGGAACCCCGACCTCATAGGCCTCGCTGTCGATGTAAAGCGTCCGGTCCCCGACCAGCGCGCAACGCAGCGCCGCCGCAGGGTCCTTGGCAAAACCGAAGTCAACGCCGACGTGCCAGACCTGACGTTCATGCGTCTCGATCTCGCCCACGCGCCAGTTGCGGAATATCCGCGCCTCGGACAGCGCCTGATAGCGCCCCTCCCAGACATGCAACCACTTGTCCGGATTGTTGATCCGGTCGTGCTCCAGATCGGCCCGCAGCACATCAGGAAACCACGGGTTATCCGACCAGTTGGCCTGTACCACGATGGCGTCGTCGCGCGCGCCACCGCGCAGCAGCCTATCGACCGGATCGGCCTCGCTAACGGGGTTCCAGCCGAACCACAGCTCCGACCCCGGCTTGCGGATAGTAGGCGTCAGCAGATCCAATGAGGCTTGACTGATCGTCTGAGCCTCCTCGACCCATGCAACATCGAAGCCTTCCAGCGACTTGATCTGCGCCGCCGTGTGGTTTTGCAGGCCCCGAAAGATTGCCAGCGAGCCGTTCTGCCCCCTGATTTCCTGATCCGTTATCGTGAAAAACTCGGACAGGCCCAAGGCCCCGATCTTATCCTCCAGCAGCTGCTTGACCGAGTCCTTGATGCTGTTCTGCACCTCGCGTACGCAGACGATGCGAAAGCCTTTTTGCGTGGCCATGCGGACGACGCCGAGACCTGCAAAGAAGTGCGACTTTCCTGATCCTCGCCCGCCGTATGCGCCCTTGTAGCGTGCTGGGGCTAGAAGCGGCTCAAAGACCTCAGGAACATCAAGTGTCGCCTCGCTCATCTGCCCTCACGATCCGCAGGGCGATGCCGCTCACTGCGATGGCCCCACCGTCAGGCCCGCTGTGCTCGACCGCCTGCTTCTCGCCGTAGACCTTGGGGGCCAGCTTTCCTGCGCGCCATTTTCGAGCGTCGATTTGAAGCTTGGCCAGCCCGACGCTTTCGCTATCGGCCCGATCAGCAATGTCGCGGATTTCATCGAACTCGCGGTGCGCCTGAACTTCGCGCGCGCGGGCGTATCTCTTCGCAAAATCGTCGTCTTCCGCCAGCTTCTTGTAGAAGGTCACCTCGCTTGGCGTGAAGTCGTCCCTATCAGGCCCGCAGATTGTCGCCACGCTCTCCCCACGCATGATGCGTGTCAGGATTTCGTCCTCTAAGTCAGGCGTCCAATGGAATGCTGGGGCGCCACGCTTCTTTTGCATGGTGACCTCCCGAAACAAAAAAGTGGCGCAGGGCAATCTGCCCGCACCACTTCGATAATGCCAATTTACATGAAAGTCGGATTATATCAAGGGATATTTGCGACCGCCGCCAAAGGCCAAACCGGCAAGTTAAAGCCAACGGCAGCGGTCGGACCGAACAAGTTTTCGCAATCTGTTCTGTCCCCTTCCTACCGCACAACCTCGCCCCGTGTCGAGGACAATGTGCGCTCCAGCGCCTGCGACAAGCCCAGCACCCCTGCCCGCACCGCCTCCTGCCCTCGGCCCTCAGGCGCGCGGCCGTTGATGACGCAACGGATGATGACGGACCGATCGTCGTCGGCAATGTGGCTAGTGATGGCGCGGTATCGGCTCAAGCGGTCGATCTGGATATCGACAGCGCAATCGGGCTTCGGGCTTCTGTCTACGCGAGGCCGCTCATAGTCTGCGCCCTGCGACCGCTGCGTGCCCTCGAACGCATCCCGCAGCTTCTTGGCCATGTCCCATGCCTCGCCCGACAGCCAGCCCCGTTTGTGCCAGACCTCCAGCATATCGACGCGGCGGGCGCGCTTGATCGTGCCGGTGCCGTCGATATCGGCCAACCGCTCCTTGACCAGCCCCTGCTGGTTTGCCGGTCCGGTTGCGCCAAAGTCCCAGTCCAGCGTTGCAGGATGCCGCATCTGCTTGCCCTTGATGCGCTTGGTCTTGCCCTTGGCCATTATTCGACCGCCTCCCAATCAATGCGGTAGCCTAGGTATTCCTCATGCGTCACCCCTAGCGCCCTGCCTCGTCGCATAGCCACTGCGATACCCCCCTTTGTTCCGCCGATAGCGGCGGCCGCCTCGGCAATAGTCAGATAATCATGCCCTCCGACAGAGATCCTGAAGCGCAGCTTCGGCGACATCCCTACCTCGTCCAACCTGCCGGATTGCTCGGCAGATTTCAGGGTCTTGTCCGACACGTGAAGAGCGCGCATCGCTGCTTTGCGTGATGGGTACACCACTCCACGGATGGTGACAGGGATGGCCACGTTCATCTCGGGGGCAGATGGGGCTTCGACCTCAATTCGTGGGGGCTTCACAACCTCATTCCGTGGCGAAAGGGGCATCGGGGCGGGTCTGCGCGCAGGCCGGACGGCCATATCCGCGTCGAAGATGCTGCGGGGCGCGTTCATGCGGCGAACCCGTCGCTGTAGGGCATGCTGGGCATATTGGGGCTGAACCCCTTGCGACCGGCGCGTGGAATGGCCCGCTGGGCCACAATGGTGTCGTATTCGGCCATGCAGCGCTCGTGCAGGGCCTTGCGCCCATCCTCCCAGACCTCTGCCGCTTCCTCGCCGTATGTCGCCTTGCGGGCGAAATACGCAGCGCTGCGATGCTTGCGCAGATCGCCTTCGGTCAGCAGGTTGCGCTTGATCATCTCGACCGCCTCGACGCCGTAGAGGACGCTTTCAGCTACCGGTTCGCCAGCCTTGATGCGGTCGGCCAGCTTGGCGTAATGGCCGTGCTCCTCGACATGCGGGTCTTTCAGGACAGGACGGGACAGAAACCCCTCCTTGCGCAGGGCCTCACACGCTTTGTTCACCTCTCCAATCAGGGGCCATGATCGCGTGGTCATACCAACCTCGATCTGGTCGATCAGCGTGGCCACCCATTCGACGTAGCCGACATTGGGTGCATGCTGGACAACGATGCGGGTAATGCGTCGGATTTCATCCCGTTGCGCATCGAGGTTCTCGGCCATGGTGCGCGGCGGCGAGTAACGTACCAAAAAGCGCGCAATCTGGTCGTTGATTTCGGTTTCACGGCTCATTGGGATCTATCCTTGATCAGGAATTCATCGAGAACGCTTTGAGTGATGGACTTCTGCGGCGCTGGCTGCGACTGGCGGTTTTCTGGGAAAACCCCCGTCCAGCCCTGCATGATCGTCCGCTCAATCTCGGCGTCGGGGTTTGGGTGATCACGTAGCTTCCGAACGATCAGCTCAGCGGCTTTTGCTGTGAGCTTGGCTCGCTTCGATCGGCGATGTTCTGCGAAGTCCTCTGCCATCTCAGGTGAAAGAAGCTCAGAGAGGATCAGCACGGCCTGCCTATCCCCCCGTTGGGGGTTTGGGGGATACTGACGGTTCAATGATGGTTCTTGACGGTTTGGGTGAACGTGGTTCGGGGGTTTTCGGAACGTGGTTCGGGGGGTGGTGAACGTGGTTCGGGGTGAACGTCATTCGGGGGTGAACACGGTTCAGGGGTTTTGCCCGCATCAGGATTGATGATGTATAGGTTAGAACCGGCGCGTCCCGCGTTCTGAACCACCGTCACAAAGCCCTTTTCAATCAGCCGAGCGATGACCTTTTGGACACCTCGATCAGACATCTTGGTGCGCTTGCAGAGGCGCGCGATTGAAGGGTAGCAGCGCCCTTCATCGTCGGCGTGATCGGCCAGCGCGATCAGGACGAGGCATTCAGACGCATCGATCCCTTCGGCCTCCCAGATCGCAGACATGATCTTGACGCTCATGGCACCATCTCCCCCTCAGGCATTGTCTCGCGCGTGGGGATGCCCCAGCGCGCCAGAGCGGCCCGCACATCGTCAACACTGCGCACCACAGCACAGCGGTAGTTCAGGCGCTCCAGATCGGCATGGAGCGCCTTTTGGATGGGCGTCGGATAGTTGCCGTCGGCCTTGACCTCGAAGAACAGCGGTCCGTGGAAAGTGAAGGCCACGAGGTCGGGAAAGCCCGAGGTCATCCCCAGGTGCTTATGCTTGGCCACCTGCCGCGCAGCCGCGGGGCCGGACAACCCAAGCTCATTCGGGCTGTGGTGGATGACCGGATTGCCGAACAGCACGGCGCGCAGATACGCCAGCACAGCCAGATGCACCGCCCGCTCGGGGGATTGCCGCGTCATAGCCCTGCCTCCCGTATGGCCTGCAGCTCTCGCGCAAGGCGCAGGTGCGTGCCTTCATAGGTCGAGGCGTCCTTGTGTGCTCGGCGCTGTTGATGGGCGCGGCGGGCGATGCACGCCTGTAACCGCGTCTCGGCGGGCAAAGGCGTCGGCCTCGTGCTGCTTGCAATGGGCAAGGCTGCCACGCTTGCCCGCCGGTAGCTGCGACAAGAGACCGGGCAGCCGAAGCGCGAAAGGCGTGAGTACGCCACAGACAAAACATCGGCGATCATAGCTCATTCCCGATATGTGAAGGTCTGGGAAAACTCGGAGCCAAACAGCCCGTCGCCGACGGGCACCAGCTTGCTCTGCAGCTTCCGATAGGCAGGAGCCGAAACGACAAGTCCGGCGTCGATCAGTCCGTAGGTCGTCTTTTCAGACTGCTTGCGCGGGTCAGCGTTGGTGATCATCAATCGATCCCCCCCAGCAGCAGGCCGCGCGCACGTTGAAAACCGATAGCCATAGCTTACTCCCCTGTGTCGCCCTGCCCCGACTTCAAGGGCTTGGATGCGTTTCCCGAAAACTTTCCGTAGCGACGGGCTGCACGCGCAGCCCACCATTCCCCAGCCGCGCCGAGGTGAAGCGCAATGGTGAGTTCCAATGCGCAAAGCGTAGAAATGGCCCGTCTGATCATGCGGCACCCGCAAGCGCATCGATGGCAAAGGCCCGCGTCTCGGGGTTGCGCAGCAGCCAGCCGACACCCCAGCCTTGCGGCGCGTTACGGCCGTCGAACCAATTTTCCGCCGTCGAGGGGTCAACCCCGAAAAACACGGCAGCCTCCGCCGGCGTCTCGAAGTTCTCGGTCATGATCCGCTGCCATACCGCGTTGAAGTGCTGGCGATAGCTCAGCACCTCCAGCTTGTGCGTGCGGGCGGAAATCTTTCGTGGGGACATTCCGGAAGCTCCCATTGCATGTTGATCCCGTGCAGTGGGTTCAACTTGAGATGTGGAAGGACGGTGCGAGGCGGTCATTTGGCCGCATCGCTTTGTTGCGTGGCCAGCCGGATCGCGGTTTCTCGCTTAAGCGCGTCCTTGATCTTTCTGACAGTAGGAACCTGAAACGGACGGTCGGCGCGCAAACGCTCCAACAGCCGTCCGTTCTTGGCCAAAATGATACCTACGCGATGCTCGGAAAGCCCTGTCGCATCGCGGAATGCCTCAATGTCGGAGAGAAGTTTTTGTTCCATAATCGAAGCTATACACGCTATCGCGTGCATTGCAATACACGCTATAACGTTCAAGCGTGCATTTTTCTGGTGTGCTAGAAAATGCTGATGGAAAACACCTGGTTCAACCGCCTCGAGGAGGCCATTCGGTCTGATGACCGCAGCATGCGCGAAATCAGCCTCGCCGCAGGCAAAGGCCCAAATTACGTTCAGCAGCTTTTGAAAAACAAAAAGCACCCCGGCGCGGGCAACCTGACCAAGCTCATAGAGATCTTAGGACTGAACGCCGGAGACTTAGGGGAAGATGAAACCGCCATTATCGCCGTCCCCGGCCGCGTCGGCGCTGGTGATGAGGTGTTCCTCACAGATGACCACGCCAAAGGTGACGGCCTCTATCACATCCAATGCCCGCCTATGCTGTCGCCGCACGGGATCGTGGCCGTGGAAGTTCAGGGCAGCAGCATGGAGCCGAACTTCTTTGACGGCGATGTGCTGTTCTACACCCGCATGACGGCTGACGGCGTGCCCACAGAAGCGATCGGCAAGCGCGTCGTGGCAGAGACATCCGACGGGCGCGCATGGGTCAAGCAGCTCAAGCCCGGCACGGCGCCTGGGCTTTTCCATCTGCTATCGCTGAACCCGACCGGCGCGAACATGCACGATGTTCAGGTCAAGTGGGCCGCGCCGGTGCGGCTCCACCTGCCGAAAGAGTTTGTGAAAAAGGCCTAGTCAAATCGACCAATTGCAGGCGCTTGCAACTTGTCCCGCGTGCCTCCGAAGCCCAGAGATATCGAACGAAAACTCCAGCCCATTTGAAGAGTAGCTGTTGAAGGACACAACTAGCTGATCCTTATCAAGGAGGCCCTTTATGAACTCGATAGAGGGGCCGCCTGACCTTGATATCAAGCCGTCACTTCCGTTGACCTCGTTCATCCACAGATTCCTAACGGGACCATCGTCAAGTTTAAAGCGCACATTCTGCGCATCACTTATGTATTGATTAAACATCAGCAAAACCGCAGTTCGGTTCTCGAAGCACCGTAAGTACAAACTAGCGCGTTCTGGCCTTCCGATTGAATTTCCTCGAGTGTTAAGACTTTCCAACGAGAGAAAAACGTCGGTTCTGTTATCTAACATGGATCCTCGCGAAGAAACGCGCCACTGATCCCCCGACACTTCATCATCGCCGGCCGCCGGCTCAGGGCTAATGGCCTGAGTCGAAGATACTGGCGGTTCATATTTTGTGACCGCGTCGTAGCAAAGCAACCGCTCCGTGTCGGTTGTTCGATGATGGCAGGTTGCTGGATTTGTATTTTGAGCAAGAGTTATATTGGGTGCAATGGCAAACATCGAAATTGAAAAGCTGATGGAAAGTAGTTTTCGCATAAGAAACCTCACGATTCTGTGTTCTTATGCTACGATCAGCTCTAACACCTGTGAAGGTGCGAAGATGATTTACCCACAGGATTTTTGACCGCGGGGAAAGAAGCGGCGGATCGACAGGTGAAGTGCAACCGTTCTCCCTGCCGAGAGATTTTGTGAACAAGGTAGCGAATCATTAACAATCTGGCGCACCATTAACCCATTGTTCATTTGGAATAGATCATGCGTTTTTTCATCATCGCAGTTTTTGCATTGGCCAGCTACATAGCCGCCCTAGCGCACAACGCCGAGGCTCACGGCGGCGGCTGCCGGAAGTCATCGCCACCCGGCCAGTGCTGCCATGCTGACAATAGCAATGGCGGTCGTGTTCACTGTCATTAGCACTTAAGCCGGAAGTAAAATGTGGCGAAAAAGTAACGCGATTAACAAATCTACCATACGTCATCTTTCACCTCATCGTGCAGCTAAAAATATAGGCAATAGTGAAACACCAAACACAAAATGGAGTTTGACTATGCGCTATCTGTATATCGCAGCTTTACTCGCATCGACTTCAGCTTTTGCGGCAAATGCAGGTGGTCTGGCCACGCCAGTCATCGAGCCCGTAGTAGCCCCAGTTGTCGTTGTTCAGCCCGCAGCTGCGCCGACCACTTGGCAGGGTGGATATTTGGGCTTGAACGCCAGTTACGGTGACTCATCGTTGGATGCAGTCGACCCCTATGCCTCGGCACTTTCATCTGCTGGGTTGGGAAAGAGCATCGCCGAGCTTGACGGTGGAAATTACGCTGTTCGCGGTGGTTTCGACTGGCAGTCGAACAGTTGGATTTTCGGCATAGGCGCCGAATATAACTTCGGCGAGTATAAAGGAAATCTGACAGACGCATTTGCAACCGCCGCAGGGATTAATGCAGACGTAGAACTAAACAGCGTCACTACCGCATTTTTCCGAGCAGGTTACACCTTCAACGCAAATACTGCCCTTTATGGGCTGCTAGGTTACACTTGGGCCACCGGCGAAGCGACAGTGTCCGGAGTGACGGAAAGCGAGGATTTCGAAGGAGTCACCTACGGCATAGGTCTTGAGCACAAATTCAGTTCAAATTGGTCGGTGTATGGCGAATATGCATATACTGATCTTGGCGAGCTAAGTGACCCCACCATCGGCGATCTCGCAGAAGTAGACCTTGGGCAGATAAAAATTGGCGTGAACTTCCGGTTCTAAACGCTGCTTCAGTTAGGTAGAGAGCCCCGCCCTAACCGGCGGGGTTTTTCTTTACGCTTTACGCTATCCAATTTCGCCATGATGGTGTTTTCAGGACTTTCAAGCTCGATAACAAAGGGTCAGTGATGACTTTGACCGACATTGCTGCTTGGGGCGGATTGGCTTTAGGCGTGATCAACACTGCCTATCTAGCCGTTCGATGGCGCTTCGATCGAGGAAATATCGAGCCTGAGATCGTTGTGGATGCCAGCAGCACATACCTCGTTCGTGATCGCATCGAAAATGACGGAAATTGGATACCCGTTGAGATTATAGCAAGAAACCTCGACACCTACGGTAGAACCTTGACCGAAATCCAGTGCACCCTGCCTCACGGGGCTTTCATCTGCGAAGAGCCTCATAGGATCGCATCCTTTGCAAATGATGAATTATACTTCAAGGGCCAGCCAGCGGATGACCGAAGCTCTCGCATCACTGTGGACGTTGATCTTCCTCCGACCGGATCGAAGTCAAACCAGAACCCGCCATCAGGTGGAATTCGTATCCATATCTTCCTCTTTGCTCCGAATGACCCGTCGCCCGCGCTTGCTTCGACCTGGGGAAAAGTCACCCTACGCGCCAAAGTCATCTCGCGTTCGCGCTTGCGGCGCACGAAGTGGCGCAGATCTAGCGCCACCATCAAACATGTGTTGGCAACCCCGAGCGATATACCAAGATAAGCCGCTATCTCTGTCAGATTTACCAACCGCCCCTCCTCCATCATCTCCCCTGATTCTCGCACACCTCAGAGGGTGAGGCAAGAATGTGCACGCTATCGCGTGTTTTTAGTGTTGCAATGCACGCTTTGGCGTGTATATTGCCTTCATCACCAGCGCGACACATGAGCCGCTGGCCCAGATGGAGGTTCCCATGTTCGACGCCCGTTACACCCCACGCCTGACCGAGTTTTCCGCCGAGATCGAGACCATCGTGCCCGTCACCGCGCACTTTGAGACCACGGGCCGCACCGAACACGAAACCGCCCGCTTGGTCGGCATCAGCGTAGCTGGCCGCTACTTCCCCTCCTCCGACTTTGGCGGCTTCGCCCCTGCCTTCATCGCGGAATGCCGCGACGAGGCCGAACGCGCCGAAGCCCGCGCAATCTAACCCATTCCCCGCCGCAATCCCCCGCTGTCTCGGGCGCGGCGCAACTGGCGGGAGGCGAGCGAAAGCCCCTCCCGTCCCCTTCAAGGATTCCTGCAATGATACATCGCTACATCAAGGCCGGTGAAATTGCGCAGACCATCGCGAACGAAGCCCACCTCGTCAAAATGATGGACGGGCTGCCCAACGGCTACGCCACCATGGCAAAGGCCAGCATCGATGACGCGTTCCACCGCCTCGCCACCACCCTCGGCTATAAGGTCGAGGCCATCGGCGCGCCCGCTCTGGTGGCCGCAGAATGACCAGCGTCCAGCAAGCCAAGGCGATCATCAGCAGCCGGATCGGGAAGCCCATCAACGCGCGGCTGATTGATCTGCCCTCTGACCTTCGCTCGGCCGTCAAGATGTTGGCCCGCCAACTGACGAGGCAGCAATGACCCGCGACCCTCTCGATTTGATCGCCTGCGGGCTGATCATTCTGGTGGTGCTGTTCATCGCCATGAACCTCGGCCCCGTCCTTTCCTACGCCCGCAGCCTCGCGCCCTAGCACGGGCCGCACATGGCCTGCTCGGCTGAACCCGTAACCAAGTGTGAGATGCCACGATGAACGATATGATGCCCGTCACTGGCGAGAAGACCGCCGTTCATGCCAACGTCTATGCCGCCCTTGCAGCTGCGCAGGCCGAGATGGGCAAAGCCCTGAAGTCTTCGAGCAATCCCCATTTTCGCAGCAAGTACGCTGATTTGGGTGCGGTCATGGATGCGTGCCTGCCCGCGTTGAACAGCCACGGCATCGCAGTCTTTCAGCCCGCGCTGACGATCGGCGACGACCGCTATATTCGCACGGTGCTGGCGCACGGCGAAAGCGGCACCACCATCGAATGCGATGTGCCACTGATCGTGTCGAAAAACGACATGCAGGGATATGGCTCTGCCGTCACCTACGCCCGCCGCTACGGCCTGATGGCAATGGCAGGCATCGCACCCGAGGACGACGACGGGAACGCAGCAGCATCCGCCGCCCCGAAGCAAGCATCGCGTCAGGCGGCACCGGCCAGCACCGGCCCCACCGCTATGGATGTTGCCTGCGATAGCTTGGGCAAGGCCGCGACCATGGAGCAGTTGCAAGCGGTGTTCAGTGGGCTGCCGATCAGTGTGCGGGGCGATCCGCGTGTGGTTGCTGCCAAAGACGCAGCGAAAGCGCGACTGAGCAGCGGCTTGGTCGATGATGAAATTCCCTACTGAGGCCTGAACGAATGAACGCACTTGCATCAGTCGGGCATAACAACCCACCCGACCCCATCGAAGAAATCTGCGGCCAGTACGAAAGCTGGCGCATCGAGGCAGAAAACTGGCTGGATGGATCGCCGGTCGAAACCGAAAGCCAAATGAATGCCGTTGATGAATTGCGGCAGTCGATGCGCGAATGGCGCTTGAAACTGGAGGCGGGTCAGAAATCCGCCACCGCCCCGCTATACGATGCCTACAAGGCAGAGGGCGCGCGCTGGAAACCAACCATCGAGGACGCCAAGCGGATCGAAGCTGGACTTGTCTCGGTGGTGAACGGCTTCAAGCAAAAGCTGGCAGCGGAAAAAGCCGAAGCCGAGCGCCAAGCCCGCGCCGAGGCCGACCGCAAAATGCGTGAAGCCCAAGAAGCTGCTGCGCGCGCCAATGCAGCCGACATTGAGGCACAACGGGCCGCCGCCGCTGCGCAGCACGAGGCAGAGATCGCCGCAGCACAAGCCGCAAAGGCAGGCAAAGACAGGGTGAAGGGGCTGCGCACCGTGACGCGCTACGAGGTCACGGATCACCGCTCCTTGCTCAACTTCATCGCGCGAAATGATCGCGATGCCATCACCGCATTTATCGACGACTGGGCCCGTCGCAACCACACCACAACCCAAAATGCAGACGGCCTCCGCGTCTGGCAGGAAAAGGAAGCTTTCTAATGGCTGGCTCGGTCAACAAGGTCATCCTGATTGGCAACTTGGGCCGCGACCCCGAGGTCCGCAATTTCCCCAATGGCGGCAAGGTCGTGAACCTGCGCATCGCGACCAGCGAGACATGGCGCGACAAATCCAGCGGCGAACGCAAAGAGCGCACCGAATGGCACAGCGTTGCCATTTTCTCGGAACCGCTGGGCGTCATCGCGGAGAAATACCTGCGCAAGGGTAGCAAGGTCTATCTGGAAGGCCAGCTGGAAACCCGCAAGTGGCAAGACCAGTCCGGCGCTGACCGTTACAGCACCGAGGTCGCCCTGCGCCCGTTCAACAGCACCCTCACGCTGCTGGACGGCCGAGACGGCAGCGATAACGGCGCGGGCGAGCAGTCGCAGCAAAGCCAAGGCGGATACGCTGGCGGCAGCTACAGCGACGACGAAATACCTTTTGCCGCGCAGGTGCTGTGATGCCCCGCGTGACCCCGCCGCTCAACATCAAGGACGCCCTGCATCGCGCCATGTCGGTGCTCGGCATCCCAGACATCGACGCTGACGCCGAAACCGTCGAGGCGGTGATCGGCCACGCCTGCGCCCTGCTCAACCCCGCCGATCCGGCTGCGGTGCGCGCCTCGGTCTGGGCGATCTGGCGCAAGCACTTCACCATCGCAGCGCCGGTGTAGCCATGCAGACCGTCTGGCTCACATCGGCTTACGCCCGCCGCAGCGCGCATGACCTGATCGACAAGGCCCCTGCTGGCTGCGTCGTGACGGTGCGCGAGGCTAAGCGGACGACAGACCAGAACGCCAAGCTTTGGGCCATGCTGTCGGACATCAGCCGCGCAAAGCCTGAGGGCCGCGTGCACGCCCCCGAAGTTTGGAAGGCCGCCATCATGTCGGCCCTCGGCCACGAAATCATCTGGCAGCCGGGCATCGACAACGCCCCGCCGTTCCCCGCGGGCTTTCGCTCGTCTCGGCTGTCGAAATCGCAATTCGCGGATCTGATCACCTTCGCGCAAGAATACGGCGACAGGCACGGCGTCCGCTGGACCAATGAGGCGACGGAATGATGCACTGGAACCCCGCCACCCGCATCTCGGCACCGGCCTGCGCGATGTGCGACGGCAAGCACCGCTACCAAACACCCCAGCAGGCATGGCGCAGCCTCATGCGACTGCCGCGCCGCGCGCGGGGCCTGATGAACACGTATCGCTGTGGCGTGTGCGGCGGATACCACCTTGGAGGAAAGGGATGAACCTGACCGGCCAGCCCGTCCGCCAGAAGCAAGGCCGCGCACCGAAAGCCCCGCGCAAAGCCCTACCGCCCCGCAGCCCAAAGCGAGAGGCCTACATGCGCAGTAAGGAGCGCAAGGCCGCACAGAAGCACATGGCCGCCGTGGCTCAACTGCCGTGCCTCGTCTGCGGCTGCTACGGCGTCGAGGTGCACCACGAGGGCAAGCCCCGCAGCGACTGGAACGTCCTGCCGCTGTGCCCGCGCCACCACCGGCGCGAGTTCGGCCCGACCGCCTACCACTACAGCCCGAAGGCCTTCTACGCCGCCCACGGCCCCAGCAAGGCCCTGCTTGATCGGGTCGCACAGCAACTCCGCGCGCTTGAGGATGACTGCCTCGCCGCATCGTTTTGAAAGGTAACGGAATGAACCGATACACAGACCCCCACACCGCCCGCGAAATCGAGCAGGCCGAGCCAGATCACGGCCCCCGCTTCATCAAGATTGCTGCGTCAGATTTGCGCGTCATTGAAGGCACCGCCGAAATTCTCGGGATGACCCCCGAGGAATTGTGCGCGGGGATCATCCGAACATACGCCCGTGAAATTGAGGCGCGGAAAGATGGAGATGTCGCAGAAAAGCCGAAGTCGAAAGCATGGGCGTTCATCGGCAATGCCGCCACATTCTTGGCAATTTTCGGAACGGCCTTCGTAGTGTTCGATACGTGGATGCAATCGAGGGCGGCTGCTGACTTCATGTATCGCCTGCTGGAGATTGTGGAATGACCATCCCCAACCTAACCCCCGAACACCTGCAATCGCTGCTGGATGGCGCGACAGAGGGACCTTGGCGCCTGCACGACTGCGAAAGCTATGACGGGAGGACGACGACACACTATCAGGAGGTGTGGAGCGGAAACCTAGATGTGATCGTGGCAGAAGTGTTCAGGGCGAATAATGACGGTGGGCGTGGGAACATGCGCCTCATCGCCCTTGCCCCCGACCTAGCCCGCCGCGTGATCGAGTTGGAGGCGGATGCCGCCCGCATTCGCGCTGAACTGGCTGGGGAGCGGGCTAACGCGGACGCGATGGCAGCCGCTTTAAGCGATTGCGGCACCTATTTTGGTGGTCATAGCGGTGTGGGTGTCAGGGTCGATAGCGCCCTCGCTGCCCACACCAATCTGCGCGAAGGGGTGAAGTGATGAACTCCGACGAAGTCTGGACAGGCTCGAAAAAACAAAAAGAACAGTTGCGCGCACGGTTTGATGGCCGGTGCGGGTATTGCGGTGAAGTTATGGAGAGGATGCACGCCGATCACATTAAGCCCGTGATGCGCATCACCACCGACATCTACGGGCGGGCACTACCGGCCAGCGAGCAGAGGATGATGAACCCCGAGCGCAATGTGGTGTCGAACATGATGCCCGCGTGCGGCCCCTGCAACATCAGAAAGGGCGGATCGTCTCTTGAGGGATGGCGAGATTTGTTAACGCGGTCGGCTGCTATCGTGTCGCGTGAGAAATCCATATTTCGGGCTGCTGTCCGGTTTGGCATCGTGACCATCCACGATGCCCCAGTTGTTTTTCACTTTGAGAAAGTGGGTGCCTGATGGAGAACCATCCAATAACAGAAATCGTCAGCGTTGTGTCGCTGCAAGCCGAAATCGCCCGCCTGACTGCCGAACGCGACACAGCCCTCAAGTGGTGCGAGGCTCACAAGAAGGCAGAGTATGCGGCCCATGATGCAGCCCGCCTAGCCCTTTCACAACGCGACACAGCCCGCGCAGAGACGGGTCGAGCCAAGGAATACGCCACATCTCTTGCCGTCTGCCTGCACAAAACCCACTATGAGACAGACGCACCGGATTGGCAGCCGTTTGAAGACCTACTTGGGGTGTTGACCCAGATCGACAACATGACGGCAGGCCTATCGCATGTCACCGCCACCGCTGCCCTTGAACAGGTGAAGCGTGACGCCCGCAACGAGGCGCTGCTTGAGGCGGCGGCAGTTGAGGTGGAAACTGGTCGGGTTCCCGGAGAGAAAGTTCGAGTGCCGTGGTCGTGGCGTCAAGCCATCCTCGCCCTGACCCCCGCCGACGCGACCGCAGCACTGGAAGAACAGAAGCGGCTGGCGTGGAATGAGGGGGTAGAGGCTACCCTCAATAGCAAGGGTCAAATGTGGTTCGGCTATGACATGGGAACGGGCGAGCCAGATGGGACATATTGCTCTGAAAACCCAAATGATGGGTCACAACTGTTCATATCAGCAGACGCCATCCACGCCCTGCTCAAGCCGAAGGGGGAAGCGTGATGACTGAATTTGACCGATATTCAAACGTGGGGGCGGAATGCCCCCATTGTGGATACATGAACCAAGCAAGAGACAGCGACGGGTTCCTATACGACGAGGGCGTCGGAGAGTATGAATGCGGAGAGTGCGAAAGTGTCTTTCTTGTGTCGGCCAATAACAGTTGGACATGGCAGACATCTAAGGGGGAAGCGTGATGACTACTAACGCACCCGAACGAATTACCGTAGCGCGAAAGATTGGCACGGGCACCCGCGATGTGATGTGTCAGGAGCGCACCATGTCTATGGGGTATGTGGAAGCCGTGGAATACATCCGCGCCGACATTGCCCGCAAGGTCAAGCCGCTGGCTTGGACTGATGTCAGTGTATCTGTAACAGGCGTCCGCTCCCAATCAGCCAGAACGTCTATTGGGAAATACTACTGTGACGATGACGGCTGGTATTTCTCAGGCATGAAGGATCATTGGATCAATGCGGACAGCTTTGAAGCCGCCAAAGCCGCAGCCCAAGCCGACTTCGAGGCGCGGATACTGTCGGCGCTGGAAGGGGGTGAGTGATGGCCGAACTGCACTATCCACCGCGATTACTCGGGGCAAGCGAGGCAGCGCGTTATCTCGGAGTAAGCATCAGCACCCTGAGCGACATGGGGCTGCCGCGCCGAATGATTGGCACGCGGCGGCTATACGATCGGTCTGACCTCGATGCACTTGCCGACACACTGCCAACTGACAAAGACACGAGTGAGAACACATGCGACGTGGTATTCGGCTAACAGACATCAAGGTAGTCACAAAGCCGAATGGCAAGCGCTACGTATACAGGCGGGTTGCGGGAATGCTGGTGCCACTACCTGACCTTCCCGAGAACCACCCCACATTCCTGAAAGCCTATGCCGAGGCCGGAAACGCAAAGCCCAAAGGACGGCAGCCGGAGGGAACTATCGCAGCGCTGATCGTCGCCTATCTTGGCTCCCCCGAATATAAGCGCATGGCAACTAGCACTCAGGCAACTTGGCGTAGAACGCTTGATCGTATCAGCGAACAACGCGGACAGGCGTTGGTTAAGCACCTTCGCATCGACCATCTACGCAAGGACATTCGAGCGTTCACGCCCGGCGCGCAGCAGAACAGGATCAAGGCGTGGCGCAGCATCCTGAAGTTTGCAGTCGAGGAAGGCCAAATCGCTAGCGATCCGTCATTCGGCCTGAAAGCGCAGATCGGCGAAGTAAGACCCCATCGCCAATGGACGCAATCCGAGATCGAAACGTTTAGATCGCAGTGGCCGATGACAACAGCCGAGCGGCGCGCATTCGAGGTGATCTACTGGACGGGCGCGCGCTGCGTGGATGCCGTGAGGCTCGGGTGGCAGATGGTTGGTCAAGACGGTTGGCTGCGCTTCGTTCAAGCAAAGACAGATGGCCCCGCCACCTGCCCTGTTCGGCACCTTCCAACTTGGGCAGAAGCAATGTCGACCGATCACGCCCAATTTCTGGTTGCTCTGCCGCAGACCGGAATGATCTGGATAGCCAAAGGCAATGGCGCAGCGCGTAGCGTCAAGGCCCTTTCACAGTGGGTCAGCAAGTCAGCAAAATCCGCAGGACTGCCCGACGACTGCACCGCCCACGGACTGCGAAAAGCCCGCGCTGCGGCACTGGCGGAAGCTGGTGCAACATCTTCACAGATCGGCGCTTGGACGGGCCATGCAAGCCTTTCCGAGATCAGCCATTACACCAAACAGGCCGACCAGATGAAAATCTTGTCGATGGAACGAAACGAGAAAGCTGGAAACCGAAGTCAAATAGTTTCCAAAACGGACACCTAA